ATGATGATATTCTATATCAAAAGAATAATCAATAGAAGGCACTTACTTAGATAAAGAGTAGGTGCTTTTATTATTCCTATTTTTAGTATATCATAGTATTAGTGATAAAAAAGGGCGGGGTTTATATGTTAGTAGATAAAAAAAGATTTAAAGAACTTATTAAGGAAGACGGAAATAAATTATTAAAGGGTGGAAATGCAGTTGTTGAGATAGTAAGTGGCACCACAATTGAAAAAGGTAAAACATGTAATTTGTATGTATATTCTAATGGTATTTATCTTGATGTAACTTTTGGCCCAAAAGAGTATTTTGATATAAAGAACTTATCTGCTATAGAAAAATATAATACAACTATTGAATTAGGATTTAGAGATGGTGAATCTATTTCATTTAAGTTCTCAACTAAAGGAGCAATGTTAAAAACATATAATTTATTTGATTGTCAACTTAAAGCATATAGTAACAATATAAGCTTAGAAGAATCTATGAAAATAGAAAAAGAATTATTTAAAGAGCAAAAAGAGTATGAAAAAGAAATTACTAGGGAGAAAACATTAAAGGAAAGAGAAGAATTAAAAGAGTCTTGGAATACTGTAAAAACCACATTTAATGAATGCCCATTAAAAAATATATCAGTTAAGAAAATGGATGAAGGTGATGATAATGTAGCACGTTGTCCTAAATGTGGTAGTACATCAATTACAGCTAATAAAAAAGGCTTTAGCTTAGCAAAAGGTGCTTTAGGTGTAGCAACCGTAGGAGCGTATGGAGCTATAGCGGCAGGGCATGGAAAAAATAAAGTTATTGTAACTTGTTTAAAATGTGGGCACCAATGGAAACCGGGTAAAAAATAAAATATATAAAATTTAAGCGCTTACTTATGTAGGTGCTTTTATTATGTTTAGAATTAAGTCTTGGGAAACTAAGGCTTTTTATTATGCCCTTAGCAAGGCTTTAAAAGGCTAGAATAAAATAATTGAACACTATGGGCTTGATTGAATGTAGTGGGCAAGGAGGTAAGGTATGAATACAAAACTATTAATAAACTTAGGATTATGCAGATTTGAACCTATGCTGGCTCCGGATACTGGAGTTGATAGGGGAACTACCGAAACTGGAACAGATAATACTGGAACAGAAGAAACCAAGGGAGGTAAAGAAGATAAGAATTTTGATGATGTTCTTAAAGATAAGAAATATCAATCTGAATTTGATAAACGAGTTGCTAAAGCTCTTGAAACTGCAAAATCTAAGTGGGAAACAGATAAGGCTACTGAATTAGAAAATGCAAAGACAGAAGCAGAGAAACTAGCTAAGATGAATGCTGAACAAAAGGCAAAGTATGCGGAAGAAAAAAGAATAGCAGAACTAGAAAAGAGAGAAAAAGATATAACTACTAGAGAACTTAAAGCACAAGCTTATGAAACACTAGCAGAGAAGGGACTACCTAAGGATCTAGTAGATATACTTAACTATTCAGATGCTGAAACTTGTAATGCAAGCATTGAAGCAGTAGAAAAAGCTTTTCAATCTGCAGTAGAGAAAGCTGTAAATGAAAAGTTAAGAGGTAAAGATACTCCTAAGCTTGGAGGAAAAAATACAAGTAATAACACACTAACAGGTGCACTTGCAGAATTTTATAAAGGTTAAAAAGAGAGGATGATGTAAAAGTGGCAATAACATTAGCACAAGCAAAAGTAGGAATGGCAAATAAAGTAGACCAACAAGTTATAGACGAATTTAGAAGAGGATCTATCCTTATGGATAAATTAATATTTGATGATACAGTATCACCAGGAACTGGAGGAAGTACACTTGTTTACGGATATACTCAATTAAAGACTCCAGCAACAGCAGGATTCAGAGATATCAACACAGAGTACACTCCACAGGTTGCAGATAGACAAACAAAGTCAGTAGAGCTTAAGGTATTCGGTGGAACATTTGATATTGATAGAGTAATAGCAGATACTTCTGGTGCAGTAAATGAAGTTGACTTTCAACTTAAGGAGAAGGTAAAAGCTACAATCAATTTATTCCACAATGCAGTAATCAATGGAGATAAATCTGTTAAGGGATTTGATGGATTAGATAAAATGTTAGTAGGTTCATCTACAGAGATCAATACAGAGTCAGTTATAGATTTATCAAGTGCTTCGGCATTGGATACAAATTATAAGTTGCTATTAGATCTATTAGATGAATTTTTAGCTGAAATGGATGGAATACCAGATGCATTAATGGGTAATGGAAAGTTAATTACACGTATTAAACAAGCAGCTAGAAGAGCAGGGTATTTAGAAAAGGGCGTTGATGGATTTGGAAGAAGTGTTGATTCATACAATGGTATTCCTCTTGTGGATTTACAGTATTTCCATGATGGTTCTGCTACAAAACCTACAGTTCCGATAGTTGCAAGAACAGTAGGTACGAGTGCAACAGGACTAACTGACCTATACGGAGCTAGATTTGCTTTAGATGGACTTCATGCAGCATCTCCAACTGGTGGTAAACTAATAAAAACATGGCTACCAGACTTTAAAACAGCAGGAGCGGTTAAAAAAGGTGAAGTTGAAATGGTTGCAGCAACAGTTCTTAAAAAGACTAGAGCAGCAGGAGTTCTTCGTAACATAAAAGTACAGTAAGGGGTGAATGTAAATGTATGAAGTAAAATTTAAAGATGATAATAAGTACACAGGTGAATATGGACCAGTTATGTTTGTTGAAGGTGTGGCTAAAGTTAAAGATAATTGGATTGCTACCTGGTTTGAAGGAAGAGGTTTTATAGTAAGTAAAATTGATAATACAGATATAGATTTAAGTGATTTAACTATTGAACAGTTAAAAGAAGTAGCAATTGAAAAGGGAATTGAAATACCTTCAAAAGCTAAAAAGGATGAAATAATTACAATGATAGAGGATGCTGAATAGTGTCCTCTTTTTAGGTGGTGTTAATGTGACACAGTTAGAAAAGTTGAAGGTAAGATTACCAGATGCAGATAATAATCTACTTACACAACTGCTTGAAGATGCTGAGGCTGATATATTGGACTACACTAATAGAAATGTCTTATTACCTAAAATGGAAGGATTACAAAGAGAGTTATCTATAATCTATTACAACAGGCTAGGCTCTGAAGGTGAAGCTTCCAGAAGTGAAGGTGGTATATCTGTTAGCTATGAAATGCCTGAAGGTATTAAGAATAGACTTAAAGCTTTTAGAAGACTTAAGGCGGTGAGTATGATTGAGAGTAAAGAATAAGAAAATTTATTATCTTAAGAAAAAAACTATCATTGAGGATAATGAAGGTGGCAAATATTCAGGGTATTCTGAACCAATAGAAATAAAAGCTAATATAAGTCCAGCATCCGGAAAGTTACAGGCTGAAATCTACGGAGAAAGACTTAATTATATTCTAAATATGCTTTATGATGGACCATATAAAGTAATAGTAAAAGATAATATAACTTTATATGTAGTTAATGATATAGAGCTATGTGAAGGATATGGTATATGTGTTTATGTATCTAAAGATAGTGAGCCAGATCATAAGATTATATCTATAAAGAGATATTCACATCTAGTAATAGAACTGGAGAAGATACTATGAGTATAAATGGAGTAGATTCTTTAATGAAGAAGCTTAATGCTCTTGGTGGAAATGCTAATAAGGTTCTGGAAACAAGTATCGCAAAGCAGACTAAGTTAGTTCAAGGCGAAGCTAAAGACTTATGCCCAGTAGATAGTGGAGATTTACAACAACGTATATATACAGATGTTAAATCACAACAAAGCAAAGTTATAGGAAAAGTCTTTACTAATGTTGAATATGCAGCTTATGTTGAATTTGGAACAGGAAAAAAAGGAGAGGAATCTGGTGGAGATAAATATCCTGGACCATTAAGTTATAAGCAAGATAAATGGTTAGTTAATATTGCGGACGTAGGCCCAAGATGGATTGAAGGTCAACCAGCTCAACCGTTTATGTATCCAGCTTTAAAGAATAATAAAGAGCTTATAAAAAAGAATATAGCAAGTGATTTAGAGAAGAAGATAAGGGAGGTGGCAGGTAAATGATAAATGTTAAGGATCAAGTATATTCAGCCATTAAAGATATATCTTCTAATGTAAGTGACAGTTATCCTGCGGATTGGGCAACGTTCCCAGCTATACAATATACAGAAGAAGATAATAAAGTAGCTGAATGGGTAGATGGGGAAGAATCAAAGTCATATCTGAGATACAGAATTGACATATGGCACAATAGAAGTACATCAAGTTCAGCACTAGATGTAGATAAGAAGTTATCAAAGCTAGGGTTACAACGTACATTTTGCCAAGATGTTTCAGATACCAGCGGATTAAAACACAAGGTTATGAGATATGAAGGTATTATAGATACTTCAACAGAGTTTGTTTATAGTGATTAAGTTTAAATATGAAAGGATGATATTAAATGTTAGCAAATGGAATTACATTAAGTTATAAATCTACAGGAAGTACTTTTGTAAAATTAAAAGGATTAAAAGAAGTTCCTGAAATGGGTAATGATCCGGAGAAGGTAGAAAATACAACCTTAGAGGATTCAACTAAGCAATATGAATATGGAATAGGAGATTATGGAGACTTAGCGTATAAATTTAAATATGCTAATGATGCAGTAGACAGCCCATATAGAGTACTAAGAGCATTAGCCGATAGTAAGGCCGTAGTAGACTTTGAACAAGCTTATCCAGATGGAACTAAGTTTGTATTTAAGGCTCAATGTAGTGTAAAACTTGGGGGTGGTGGAGTTAATGGTGCAATTGACTTTACTCTATCATTAGCATTACAAAGTGACATTACAGTAACGGACCCAACAGTAACACCGTAGTTCATGAGGGCATACTTGATTGTATGTTCTTTATTATTTTAAGAAAGTAAGGAGATGTTTATATGTCAATGTATAAAATATTAACAGTAGGAGAAAAAGAATATAAATTAAAGCTAAATACAAATGCAACTATATTAGTAGAAGAGAAGTTAGGAGAAAATATTTTAGATGAGGTACTTGGATTACAGAGTGTAGCAGCTAACTCCATGGATACTAAAGGAAATATAAAAGTTGACTCCATGAATAAGATGCCTATTCCATCTCTTAAGTATTGTGTAACTATACTTTGGGGTGCATTGCAAAAATATCATCATGGAATGACTTTTAATAAGACTTGTGATCTAGTTGATGAATATATAGAAGGTGGTAAAACTCAGCTTGATTTATTCGGAGAGGTTATGGAGTTACTAACTGAAAGTGGAATACTAGGTAGTTCAGAGGAAAAGGTAGAAAATTTAAAGTAGGGGAAGAGGGTGAAAGCACCACTTCCCCATTTTTGAAGAAAGCACCTGAGACATACACGGAGTTTATTGAAAAGTACTTAATTGATGATGCTTTAGATTGTGGTATAAACGTAAGTGATTTTTATGATATGACAATTAAAGAAATAACCAAAGTAAGAGATTCTTTTCTAAGAAAAAGGGAAATAAGAAGAAAAGATACAGCAGATATGGTGTATAGGCTTTCTACATTAATTACTAATGGTACAGCATGCATAATAAGTAAGGATAACCAACCAATTCAATTTTTAGATATGTTTGCAGACTTATTTGAAGAAGAGAGTAAGGTTAATGAAGAAAATAAAATAAAGGCACAAATGGAAATAAATAAGCAGCACATGAAAGAGTTTGCACAAAGAGTAAACTCACTGAAAACAGAGATTGGAGGTGAGAATAATTGACATTAGAAGAATTGCAAGTAGTTATTAGTGCTAATGCTAAACAGTTTAATAATCAAGTAGCCCAAGTTCAAACAAAAGTTGATAGTATGGCCAGTAGAGTCAATAATAGTGTTAATGGAATGAATGGTACATTTGATAAACTTGGTAAGATGTTAGCTAGTGTTTTTGCGATTGCTTCAATAGCTAGATTTACTAAATCATGTTTGGAGTTAGGATCTAATCTTACAGAAGTTCAAAACGTTGTTGATGTTACTTTTGGAAACATGAATACTAAGGTAAATGAATTTGCTAAAAATGCTATGAGGACAGTGGGACTATCCGAAACTATGGCTAAACAGTATATGGGTAACTTCGGAGCTATGTCTAAATCAATGGGGTTTGCGGTAGATCAAGCGGAGGAAATGGCTGAAACCCTTACTAATCTTTCTGGTGATGTAGCTTCCTTTTATAATATAAGTCAAAATGAAGCCTATACAAAGTTAAAGAGTGTATTTACTGGTGAGACTGAAAGTTTAAAAGAACTTGGTGTTGTAATGACACAAGAGAATCTTAATCAATATGCTTTAGCTAATGGCTATGGTAAAACTACAGAGGCTATGAATCAACAAGAGAAAGTTGCTTTAAGGCTTGCGTATGTTACACAAACATTAAGTGCAGCTAATGGTGATTTTGCTAGAACAAGTGGAAGTTGGGCCAATCAAGTTAGATTGTTAAGCCTACAATATCAATCTCTTAAAGCGAGTATAGGACAAGGCTTAATTGCAGTACTTACACCAGTTATTAATGTTATAAATACTATTATGGCTAAGTTGGTGCAAATGGCCAATACATTTAACAGTGTGCTTAGTGCAATAGGTTTTAATATTAGTGGTGGTTCTGGAGGCTCTAGTGGAGCAGTAGCAATTGATTTTGGAGGAACTACAGGAGGAATTGATGATGCCACTGGTGCTATGAATAATTTAGGTGGTGCTACTGATAAAGTAGGTAAAAAAGCTGATAAAGCAAAGAAACAGTTAGAAGCATTGATGGGCATCGATGAAATTAATAAGATGAAATCTAATGATGATTCAGATGGAGATTCCGGTGGGGGCTCTGGTGGAGCAGGAGGAATAGGTACAATAAGTAGCCCTGCAATTGATACATCAGCTACAGAAGATTCTCTTACAGCTTTAAATGATAAAGTTAATAAAATCCTATCTGAATTACTAAGTCCACTTAAAAAGGCTTGGGATAATTATGGTGAGTGGTTCTTATCTAAATGGGATTATTTTAAGCAAGCATTTGGGTATAGTTGTGATGCATTAAAAAGCTTCTTAGTGTCTGTATGGAACCATGGAGGAAAAGAGTTTGTACAACACATGGCTGAAATAGGAATAGTAGTAGGTGGTGTAGCTCTACAAATTGGTGGAGATATACTTGTAGCGTTAGGTGACTTGTGGAATCATCTTAATC